GTCGTTAAACCGTCAAGTGTCTATTTACGTGCCAGCTGAAGACGTAGTAGTACCTTACGGCGCGTCGTCGTTAAAAACATGCGAGCGCGTTACACATGTGATGAGGAAAACTGAAAATGAATTACGAAAGCTTCAAGTATCGGGCTTTTACCTCGATTGCGATCTTGGCGACCCGGTTAATACTATCGAAGAGGTTGAGAAAAAGATTGCAGAGAAACTTGGCTTCAGAGCGGTTACTGATGACCGATATCGCATACTTGAGATGCATGTTGATGTCGACTTACCCGGCTACGAGGATGTTGACGAGGATGGAGAAGAGACGGGCATCGCGTTGCCGTATATCATTACCATTGAAAAACATACGCAGACAGTTTTAGCTATACGTCGGAATTGGAAACCCGATGACAAAACCAAACAAAAGCGCAACCACTTCGTACACTACGGCTACGTCCCGGGCTTTGGGTTCTACTACTTCGGCCTTATTCATCTTATCGGAGCTTTTGCGAAGTCCGGCACGTCCATTTTGCGTCAACTCGTTGATGCAGGCACCCTATCCAACCTTCCGGGCGGGCTTAAAGCTAGAGGACTACGAATCAAAGGAGACGACACACCAATCTCTCCGGGTGAATTTAGAGACGTAGATATACCTAGCGGCAGCGTCAAAGACAACATCATGATGTTGCCGTACAAAGAGCCTTCGCAAGTTCTTGCTGGTTTGATGAACCAGATTATTGAAGAAGGTAAAGTGTTTGCAAACATGGCTGACTTAAAAGTTAGTGATATGTCGGCTCAGTCTCCAGTAGGTACAACGCTGGCTATTCTTGAGAGAACTCTGAAAATTATGTCGGCTGTGCAAGCAAGGATTCACTACGCTATGCACGAAGAGTTTCGTCTATTAAAAGGCATTATTCGCGACTTTACTCCAGACGAGTACAGCTACGAGCCAGACTACGGCAACCGTCGCGCAAAGCAAAGTGACTATGACCAAGTAGATGTAGTTCCTGTCAGCGACCCTAACGCTGCAACGATGAGTCAAAAGGTTGTTCAGTATCAAGCGGTATTGCAGTTAGCGCAGTCAGCACCTCAGATATACGACCTACCTGTTTTACATCGTCAGATGATTGAGGTCTTAGGTGTTAAGAACGCGGCTAAATTAGTACCGATGCAAGACGATAGGAAACCCCGCGATCCTGTTACAGAAAACATGGACTTGTTGCGTGGCAAACCTGTCAAAGCGTTTGCGTATCAAGATCATAGGGCACACATAGCTGTACACGCATCAGCTAAAAATGACCCACAAGTGCAAGCGTTAGTTGGACAAAACCCACAGATGGCGCAGCAGTTAGTGGCAGCTATGGACGCTCATATTAATGAGCACGCAGCGTTTGAGTATAGGAACCAGATTGAACAAGCCATCGGTATGGAGATACCGAGTTTTGAAGAGGATAACGAGGACGATCAAGAAGAAATTTCTCAAGAGATGGAGCTTGAGATTTCTCGTCGTGCAGCTATGGCGAGCCAGCAAATCTTGCAACAACACATGCAAGAAGCTCAAGCGCAACAGAACCAGCAACAGATGCAAGACCCAATTATTCAGATGCAGATGCAAGAACTACAGATTAAACAAGCTGAGGTTCAGCGCAAGATTGCTAAAGATAAGCTCGACGCAGCCGCGAAAGACAAACAATTGCAGGTTGAAATGGAGCGCATCAACGCACAGAAAGAGATTGCCGGAGCAAATATGGCAATGAAACACACAGCTGATAAATCTCGCAGCGACGCACAAATGGAGATGGAAGGCTTCCGTCAAGGTATGGACTTACACAAGATGAAGTTAAAACCAAAATCAACACCACCGAAGGGTAAACCAAATGAACGCGATAGAAGCGGCAATTAAAGAATTAAGGGAGCGTCGAGTACAACTATCCGACGCAGTAGCTGACAGAGCGGCTAAAACCTTTGATGAGTATCAATTTATGTGTGGTGAAATACGAGGACTCACTGCCATAGAGTCGTATCTTTTAGACCTCGCAAAACGAATGGAGCAAAATGATGACTGAACTAGTAATCGCTACAGAAAGCGGTGAAGTTCCGCAAGATGCCGAAGATAAAGCAAAACAACTGCCACAACCTTCTGGCTACCACATACTAGTAACCATACCGGAAATTGACGACAAGTACGACAGCGGTCTAGCAAAAGCCGGTGCAACAATGCACTACGAGGAAGTCCTTAGCACGGTCTTTTTTGTCGTGAAATTAGGTCCTGATGCATATAAAGGCGACAGATTTAAAACTGGCCCTTGGTGCAAAGAAGGCGATTTTATTCTCGCGCGCCCGAACAGCGGCACTCGTTTGAAGATTCATGGTAAGGAATTCCGTCTTATTAATGATGACTCAGTAGAGGCTGTTGTCCAAGACCCGCGCGGTATTTCACGAGCATAAGGAGACACCATGCCTGAATTTGAAAAAACTGAGTATAAGTTCCCTGATGAGTTAGAGACAGAGATGTCCCGTCCTGAAGATGAGGAAGAGGAGTTTACTGTTGAAATTGAGGACGACACTCCCCCAGAAGACCGTGATAAGGAACCCCTTCCGGTTGATATTGTTAATGCTTTGGAAAAACCCGAGGATGGTGGCGAGTATCCAGAAGATGTAATTAACAAATTTAAACAGTACAAACGGGCTTGGCATGACGAACGCCGCGCTAAAGAAACCGCTTACCGAGAGCAAGAAGAAGCTTTACGTATAGCCCAGAATATTCTTGAGGAAAATAAAAAACTTAAGACTACTCTGGCTTCTGGAGAGCAAGCCTACGCTTCAACCGTGCAGGAATCGGCTGAAAATGAGGTTGAAATGGCTAAACGGGAGTACCGTGAAGCCTATGACAGCGGGGATTCAGAGAAGCTAGCAGAGGCACAATTTAAGCTAACTAATGCTAGTTTAAAGCTAGACAGAGCAAAAAATTTCAAACCCTCTGTACAAATTGATGAAAATGATGTAAAACTGCCGGAAAGATCACAAGCTGATAACAGACAGCAGCAGGTTGATCCAAAGTTTGCATCATGGCAGCGTCGGAACTCGAATTGGTTTAACAAAGACGAGGAGATGACTGAGGCAGCCAAAGGTTTGCATATGAAGCTGCATCGTGAGTACGGCCCCGAATATATTGGTACTGACGATTATTACGAACGGATTGACAAAACAATCCGCAAGCGGTTTCCAGAAGCCTTCCAAATAGACGCTGACAAAGACGCGTCAGAGTCGCCCAAACAGGCGACTGCTAAAAAACCTAGTACGGTCGTAGCTTCAGCTAAGCGGAGCACGGCTCCGAAGAGTATTAAGTTATCGGCTACCCAAGCTGCGCTAGCTAAGAAATTTAAACTCACACCGGAGCAGTATGCTCGCGAAGTCCTCAAATTGGAGAACAGATAATGGCTGAAAATCGACTTACTCGTGAATTAGAAACCCGTGCACAAGTTTCATTGCAGGAACGCCCTAAGCAGTGGGCACCAGCAGAGCTGCTACCTGAACCAGATAAGCAGCCGGGTTTTAGCTATAGATGGATTCGTGTTTCGACGTTAAACAATGCCGACCCACGGAACTTATCAGGCAAGCTACGCGAAGGTTGGGAACCCGTAAAGGTTTCGGAACAGCCTAAATTTCAACTGCTAATCGACCCAGCTAGTCGCTTTAAGGACAATGTTGAGGTTGGTGGATTATTGTTATGTAAGACTCCGACTGAATTTGTTGAACAGCGTAATAAGCATTACGAAGACCAAACTCAGGCGCAAACTCTTGCAGTAGATAATAGTTTTATGCGTGAAAACGACCCCCGTATGCCTCTGTTCACTGAGCGGAAGTCATCGACGTCGTTTGGTAAAGGTTAATAACTTTTTAATTTTTTGGAGTAATTTATGGCTTATCCTACTGTATCTGCCCCTTACGGGTACAAGCCAGTAAATCTCATTGGTGGTCAAGTGTATGCCGGATCGACACGTAATATGCCGATTCAATACAACTCCAGCACTGCGATTTTCTATGGCGATTTGGTGTATTTAAACGCTGGTTATGCGGATCGTATTACGTATCCTTTGAATTCTACTAACACAACTGTTGGTGTCTTCTTGGGTTGCTATTACACAAACCCAACAACTAAACAGCGTTTGTTCTCGCAATATTATCCCGGCTCAGTATTGGCTGGTGATATCACTGCAATCGTTGCTGATGATCCTGATCTGGTTATTCAGACTGCTGTAGCTACTGGCGCGGCTACTGGCGTTATTGGTTCGGCGTCGTCGTTAATACTTGGCAATAACATGCTCGGTACTACTACAACTGGTTCAACTTCGACCGGTAATGGTACAGGCGCAGTTATTTCAACTACTGGCTCTGTCGCTTCTACTGCTGGCTTCCGCGTTGTTGGTTTGGTCCCAGATACACAAATCACTTCGTCGGGAACAGTCGTTGGCTACGTAACTAGCAGCACGGCTGGCGCTAACTCGATTTCTATTTCGGGTTTAACTATTGGTCAGATCATTCCTTTGGGAACTGACGTGTTCAAAAACGTTAATGGTCAATTGCAATTTACTGGCGCTACTACATCAGCTTCAACAACTGTTAGCTCCACTACTTCGCAAACTATTAACGTACTAACCCCAGCTAACGTTGCCCCAGCGACATCTGATAGTTTGGCATTGGTTCAAACCCCTGAAGTTCTGGTAAAACTGAACTTTGGTACACACCGCTATAACATAGCATCATAAGGAGCATAAATAATGGCTATTTCACGCGCACAACTATTGAAAGAGCTGCTCCCCGGCCTGAACGCTTTGTTCGGTTTGGAGTATGCTCGTTACGGCGAAGAACACAAAGAGATTTACGAAACTGAAACCTCTGAGCGTTCTTTTGAAGAAGAAACTAAACTTTCAGGTTTCAGCGCCGCGCCTGTCAAAAACGAAGGTAGTGCAATTCGTTACGACAACGCACAAGAAGCTTGGACTGCACGATACAACCACGAAACTATTGCTTTGGGTTTCTCGCTGACCGAAGAGGCCATCGAAGACAACTTGTACGACAGCTTGTCTGCTCGTTACACCAAAGCTTTGGCTCGTGCTATGGCTTACACCAAACAGGTTAAGGCTGCAAACGTACTGAACAACGGCTTCTCCGCTGCTTTCCCGGGTGGTGACGGCGTTGCTCTGTTCTCAACAGCACATCCAATTATTTCTGGCGGCACCAACAGCAACAGCCCATCAACTGCTGCTGACTTGAATGAGACTTCGTTGGAAAACGCTGTTATTCAAATCGCTGCATGGACTGACGAACGCGGTCTGCTGATCGCTGCTAAGCCAAAGAAATTGATCGTTCCACCTGCGCTTCAATTCGTTGCTACTCGTTTGTTGGAAACCGAACTTCGCGTCGGCACTACTGACAACGATATCAACGCACTGAAGAACAACGGTTCGATTCCAGAAGGCTATACAATCAACCACTTCTTGACCGACAACAACGGCTGGTTCTTAACTACCGACGTTCCAAACGGCATGAAGCACTTTGTTCGTTCGCCTTTGGCTAACTCGATGGACGGTGACTTCGACACAGGTAATGTTCGCTACAAGGCTCGTGAGCGTTATTCGTTCGGTTTCTCTGATCCACTAGGTATGTACGGTTCACCCGGCGCAGCCTAATCGAGTGTAATCAGGTGTTTAAACGGGGCTTCGGCCCCGTTTTATTTTAACGAGGGAATCATGGATAACTTTATACAAAAACAAATTGAAGCATCAGAGCGTTTATACAACATGATGCTGGCAGATCACAAAGCTCGGTTTGAAAAAATTGCAGAAGCTTTTAGTTTAAGTGAAAGTCTGCAGAAAAAACTAAACGAACGTGACGCTGAGATTGCCACATTGCGCCGGCAACTCAGGGCTTATGAGCTTATGGAAAAGCTTTAGCCATATTTCAAATCTGTCATAATCATGGTGTAGGATGATTTCTGCAACCTGCGGGGGTTGTTTTTTTACTATTAATCGGAGCTTATCATGATTGCATCTATTACTTTGCTGGTTGATGTTGAAGAATTGTTGGACGCGTTGGACTTGGAAGTTGTTGATGAGTTAGACGAAGAGTATGACGTTGAGTTTGACGTTGATGAAGATGGCGTTATTTGGTATTACGAAGAAGAGTCAGACACTTTTTACTATTACGACGAAGACTTGGAAGATTGGGCCGAAGTTGATGAAGATGGTGAAGCTTGGTATGTTGACGAAGAAGAAATCGTCTATGTGTATGACGATGAGGCAGACGAGTGGGTTGAGTACGACGAGTCGGACGACGAAGACGAAGACGAAGACGAAGACGAAGAAGTAGAGTATTAATTAGAAGGGGCTTCGGCCCCTTTTTTCTTTTCTAGCCGTTCGTTGTGGTGGTGTATTCGATGGCAATTGGCACACAATACAAGGCATTTTTTAATTTCTTCCATTATTTGCTTATAGGCTTTATTAGTTAACAACTTGTTAACTTTACGGTTATCTGGGTGCTTTTCAATATGGTGAAAGTCTAGGGTGGCTGG